CGCAGATTCTCCGAGAATGTTGCAATGCTCATACGCAAAGTAGTCCCGAACTACAAAATTGAATCAATTTCCTCAAATAGAACTAGCATTAACTTTGTCCCTTTCAGCGAGTACAATAAAGGCCGTTGGCCTAAATGCGATAGATGGATAAGTTTTTCAGACCACACTATCACCAACCATAGCTCGATCGGTGTTCTTTCTGTCAAATCCTCACAAGGGCTGACTTTCGGATCCGTAAATCTCTTAGTTAATTCCAATGATCTTAAGTTCTTCAATCGTCCTGACATGTTCATTGTTTCAATGACAAGAGCCACGAAGAACATTAATATCATTGAGGGTGAAGCTAACGTTCTCAAGGAAATGCCTTTCGATTTTCAAGCTCTCGTCAACTCCACTCGATCTTTTTGGGCTTCAGATAACGAAGGCATTCAAGGCCGTCTCACAGAAGACAAGGTTTCTTACCCAGTCACATCGAACAAAAGCACAGACTTCAATGCCCAGCTGATGGCCGATTTCTTTACGTTGGCCCCCATGGAGACAATGATGCCCTTCTACATCCCGTTGCCAGGCCAATTCCCAAGCAAGCTCAAGATGAATCCAGAAGAACTAGTTGAGCCTAAGACCTACCAGTATTCAAGCCTTATTGGCAACCGTTGGGTTGGTAGAGCTTTCAGAGTTAGTTCGAAGGCGCAGGCCACACGCACTTTCATTAGTCGCGTCGCTGTCACCAAGCGAATGAAGATCACTGAGAGAATGCTTGAGCGCGGACTCGGCAACTTCGAAAAGATGTATCTTAAGTCCAGTTGGAAAATGACTGAACCAGGAGTGGCTTGGAACAAGGCTGTTGATGATCTAGTGCAGAAATATGCGGCCCAAATGAGACTGAGTGATCCGAAATTCAAGATCGACACAAGACCAGGTGAAGCGGCTGGACATTTGAAGACTATAGTGAAAACCTACATCAATGAGCCTGAGAAAATTATGGGAGGCAAAGCTGGCCAGCCAATTGTTGCTTGGGCTGGAGCTTGGAATTTACTCTTTGGCCCCTTCTTTCGCACGATCTCGAATATGTTGCAAGAGCTGCTCAATGACAACACTATGTTTGCAAATGGTCTGGATCCTGATGAATTCTCTGCAAAGATGAGAGCTTTAGTCAAATATTGCAAAGGTGGTTTGAAGAACCCTAGATGGGAATGCCTTGATTTTGAACAGTACGATGCAAGTCAAAATTCATCATCGATTAATGCAGAATGGGCATTGGTCAAACGCACTTTATGTTTGGTCTTCGGTGCAGGTCAAGAGGACACAATTAAATCTTTGGCCCAGCTCTTCTTTTACATGAAGTCCAACATCACGGTTTTCTGTGGCTCATTGATCATAGATAATGAGCAGAAGAATACCTCCGGTAACCCTGGCACATTCTTGTTCAACACCCTCTTGCAAATGCTTCTCTGGGCTGCAGTGATGAACCCTCATAGATATGGCGGAGGTGCTTTCGGCGGTGATGATTCGACGGTTTGCACAAATGATGATCGCTCGGTTATTGAAGATGGATTCAAGCAGATGAACCTGTCGTTTAAATGGGATACGAATGCAATGCCTATGTTCTTCAATCATTTCATCAATACTGACACAGGCTCCATCGTTTACGATCCATTGCGCAGCTTGTGGGCTTTGGGCAGTAAGAATTTCTTACGCTCTAGTGAAAAGGAGACCATCAAGTACATAGAAGAAATGAAGATGGCTATTCACGACAAAAGTAAGATGTGGGATCTGGAGAAGGAAACCGTTACAATAGGTTTAAGATACAGACACGGTCTCAACGATCGACAAATTGATCAATTGATGGAGCTACTTACCGCCTTTAAGAGCACACCTGCCGTCAAAATCATGCCTCAGCTTTCGAAGTTTGAGGTTATGATCGAATTCTAAAACATTTACTACGCCCAATTTTCAATACTGTATATATATATTAATAATAATTACTACTATCCCGAAAATTCGATAATAAAACACTAACCAGTTTTATGCAAAGACGTTGCGACAAATCACAGTTGATTAAGTGGTTAAATTTAGTTTCAAAGTCAGAAGACACATATCATAGAGAACGATCCATTCTTTGGAAGAGATTTTGTCAGATTTTACAAACTGACGGAGAGATTTATATTCAATCACAACACTTCAATACTATCAAGTCTGCACTCGTGTGTAGAAACGACAAATTAGAAGACAGCAAAAGACTAGCTTTACAAACCGCGATAGATGCAATCGCAGAACAAATTTCAATCGACGATGAACTCGAGGATGACGATCAACGAGAAGGCAGCGAAGATGAAGGTGAACATCAGTTACAACACAAGAACCGCTAACGGCGGGTTTTGTTCGTCTGTGACTTATGGTTCCAAGACCTATCCCGTAAGCCCTATTTTCGCCAACAAAGTGACAGCCGAAGAGCATGCCGCAACATTGGCCCTTAAGGCAATGGAAGCTGATTCGGTGGAAGACGAAATCGTTGCCCTTAATCGCTCAATGTCCGACCTCAGTTGTTCAGATTTCAGTAACTACGATTCATATTTGGCTGAAAGAGATTACACAGTTCTTGCTGGAGACGACTCTGTCCACAAGACTAAATGTGTGGATAAAGGTGATCCTTACCTTATGTACCGTTTGAGAGCTTTCGCTGCACAGCACTTTTTGTACAAAGATCCAATAACCGTGTTGCGCGACCTCTACAAAATGGTTTCTGATTCGTTTCCTGAGCACAAGGCTATTTGCGCTCGATTATGAATCTGCTGGTAATTTCAGCTACGCTGAGCATCTCGCCACTGTCTGGGGTAAGCTAATGCATGCCGCAAAAGGCAATTCGACACGCAGCAATTCTGCCGCTCAAGCTGCTTCTTTGATCGCTGCCGAAGATTACTTAGAATTCCCTATCGCCTACAGTTTCGTCCAAATGCTCATGCACATGGGAATCAAATCAATCTTTGAAGTCTGGGATATTTATTCGCAAACCCGAAATTTGACTAAGCAAGCCAACGATCAACTTGTCAGAGCTTGGAAAGATCTTAATTTTAATGTTATTGACGCTCGCGATTATGAACCTGAAGCAGGAATTAATCCCGTGCGTGATCTCTGGGTTAGAGACTTGACTGCAGAGGGCATAGAGCCGAACCCTGGTCCCCCAAAAGGAGCTAGAGTGTATAAAGCTAAAGCTGCGCCGCCTGCCCCCGTTGCTCAGGAACGAGCTCCAACTTACCAAGAAATTTTGGATGTTGTTGAGCGCAGAAAAGCGGCCAAGAAACTCTTGGGCATTCCAGAATTCGCAAGTAATAAAGAGATTGAGAAGAAGTTCGAGAAGAAAGTTGAAAAGAAGGTTGAGAAGAAAGCTCTCAAAACTGTTGAAAGAGCTGTTCATGAAAGCAAAATTGATCATTCCGCCGCTTTTGAAAAAGGTCTTATCAAATTGACAAGCCCGCTCACTAAGGTTCTCACCATGCCTTTTCAAAACGGAAGTTTCCGTGTCCCTACGCTTAGTACTCAGAAGACGGCCATTGCCAATCCATTCTCATTGGAGACAGTGCCTTGGGCTTTAAACGATCATATATTGCCCTCTAGTGAAATGGTTTGGTTTGTATTTCGCAATCCTTTGAGAGCAACTATCGTGTACCAGCCAAATGACTCTTTAGCACCTTTCTCTTATAATCTGAACTTTTATGATCCCAGTTCCAACGCATCTTCAACAACATTCCAATGTGTTAATGAAACTACGAATCGAGCGTCTATAATTCCTACAGTAATTAATGCCACTGCATCGACAAGCTTCACACCTCATGACAAGACCTGGTTCCCCGGTAGAATACAAGGGCATGCTGACAATTTCTTTTGGTATGACCCTGGTGTTGCCATTACTATAACACCAACAGCCAATACATTAACCGGAACCGAAGTGATGGTTGTTGAATTTGTTCGCTGGTTGCCTGGTGGCTATTCGCAAGACGTTGAACTCGGTAGAGTCACTGCTGGATCCTCAACCCCTATTACCTATTCACCAACGGTTGCTGGCTATTATGCTTTTCAGTGTTATTTTGAAGACTCTGCTGGTAACGTGATTGAAGGTCGAAGCGTGAGTTTCACAGCCCGTATCTGGTCAAACAACGCAAGTACTTGGGGTCATCGCTGCTTGCCAGATTTTAGTGCCAACATGTTTGCGGTAGACAAAATTCGTGTGCTTTCTGCAGCTTGCCTTTATAGCGAGAGAGCAAGTCCTTTGAACGCTCAAGGTACTGTTATGGGGGCTCAGGTGCCTGGCAACAGACCTTGGCTCGACTTTGTTGAAGCCGGCCTTACAAAAATCGGTAAAGTTCAAGGTGTCGTAGATTATCCAGCTAAAACTGGTTTTTACGGTTATCTTCGTCCCACTGATCAAGTTAGGGACTTTGAGTACGTTGAAGGTTACACAGTTGAAAATGATGTTCCTCTAGAATCATTTTATTGGCTCGATAAATCAAGCGATTATTTGGTTTTCCATGCTTCAGTAACAACTGATGCAGGCAGAGATGCACGATTCAATTTTGCTTTCTCTGTGGAGTACATGACTACTGATACTTGGAGATCTGTTCGACAACCTGAGTTTGACGACAACCGTCTCGACCTTGCTCTTAGAAGATTGAAGAAGGTTCGACAGTTCTTTCAAAATGGAACGCACATCATGGAGATTTGGAAAGCGTTGACCACAATTGGAAAGGACCTAGCTGACGGAGCATTAAACTACGTGCCTAAATTTGCGGGTATGTTCAAACAGTTGAAGTAAGTGCACATGTGTTTATTTATTGATTTTGTTTTAATTTTATT